TGGCGTACTGTCCGAAGTTGAGCATCTCACGTGCTCGGATCTCACAGAACCAAAGAGCCATAACCATATCGGTCTTACCCTTAGTCGTTGGAGTCCAGGTAATTAACTGCTCAATCAAAGCCTTAATATTCTCAGTCTGATCTGATGGCAGATGTATTAAGTTATCTCGATGGTGCTTACCGTCAAACTGCTTGGTACCAAAAAGGGTAGACATAGATGCCACACCGAAGCCAGCATCCCATTTATTAGAACCGGTATGGTGTTCCTTGAACTGCACTCCGCGTGATGCTAAGTGCATACGGATACCTTCATCTTGTGTTAAGAAGGATTGGAAGGCGTTCTTTTCGACGATCCACTCTGAGGGAGAGTAGAGTGCTGTCCAATCAAAAATAAGATTACGGATATCGGCTGGAGACGGACGGCTAATTTTAATAGCATCTACTATGTACCTCTTGCTAGTTGATCGGTCAACGGCGTAGCAGATAGCTGCAGTATCACCGATCATTGCAGGATCAAGACCGCAAATATAAGTAAAACCGTTTAAGTCTTTAGGATGTCCGGGCCAGCCTGCAACTAAGTTGCCTGCCTTACGCATACCGTCAATAGATCCCTTTACACATACAGGATCAAAGGCGGCGTTTTCGGAAACATCTTGTTGCTGATATACCAAAGCCCAGGTGCTTGCATCCATCGCTTGGCGTTCGTTATAAAGGTTACGTCCAGACCAGCGAGGATATAGGCCGTCCTCGTTCTTGTCTGATTCTGCTTGTCCATCAAATGGAGCATCTGAGGCAGGCCATAAGGTAACCCACTTGTCGGGGTCTTCATCTGCTTCAAGCAGGGCCGGCATTGCTAGATACTTCCAAGGAACCAGACCGCCAGGGTAGCGATCTTCTGATCGCAGTTCGCGGTATAGGTCAACGGAGGCTACACGAGTTCCGATAATGATAAGTTTGCCGGTAGGGTTCAAACGCGATCTAACGTCCTGGGTTAACCAGCGGATCTGCTTTTCAAACTCATTGGCGTTCTTTAGAGTAACAGCGTCATCTACAATAATCATATCTGCACGCTTACCGTAGATCTGACCGCCGATACCGACGGCCTCGATATTCGGATCCTTTTCAGATGACTCACGGAGTTCATCACCAAAGGTGACGCGGGTAGCCTGCCAAGAGGCAGACTTAGAGTTAAACCCTACGCCAGCAGCATAAGCGCTTTGCAGATCTGCATACATTGGATGTGTGAGTCTTTGCTTGATGGCGTAGAGAAAGTCGGCAGCTAGTTGCTGCGTCTGGGATACAATCAGAACACGGAAGTTCGGATTACGGGCTACCTGCCACGTCACATAGTCTACGGTGACCGTAATTGACTTGGCGTGGTTTGGCGGAATATTTATAAGTACGCGGTTGGCGGCAAGGCCCGGTTCAAACTTCATACTAGGGTGCAGCCACGAAGGTTCACGACCTTCGATTACGTCTATCAGATTCTTCTGATGGGCAAAAGTCTGGGAGTGCAAGAACTTCTCGCGGAAGGTCACGAAGTCAATATCGTGGACGTCGCCACCCTGGAACTGCTTGTCCTTTAGGCCAAGGCGGGTTCGGTCTACCTTGTCTGCAAATATCTTATCGGTGCGGCGGTAATACTCGTAAGTCTTAATGGACTTACCGGCGGAGGCAGTAGCTGCCTCTACCGTCATACCTTCTGCAACAGCGCCGAGAATGATTCTCTTGGCGATGTCTGCTGAATTATCAGCCATCTATTCCTCCTACAGATTAAGCCCGAAATACATATCGGGCTGAGGGGAATTGGCGGATCTAATATTTAGATAGAACTATCCCGACTAAAAGGCACCGCCAGTGTCGGGCTTAGCGCCCGAGGGAGCCACAGCGAACTGAGGGGTAAGTCAGTACTCGGCCTAGGGGCCTCGTAAGAGGCAACCGCAACGGGTCGCAAAGGTCTTCCCCGCTTTGCTCCCCTACTGTATATAAGGCAGGAAATTTAACGCATTTCCCGCTTTGGGTCCTGTGATCTTAGACACACTGGTATAAGTCCTGCTCAGACGGCATATGGTACCGGATCTCACACGGTTCACTTTAGCAAATATTTTTTGTTAGGGAGTATAACAACACCTGCGCTGGATTTTAACAAGGGGGGGTCGGTTTGTCTAACCGTACGGCAACGGTGCAGACTTAGACACCGCGGGCGGTATTGTCTAGGGTGTTGCTGGTAAAGATGCAGGGGCAGACTATAGATCGGGCTACCCCTAAGCCCTAAGCCCTCCCGTATTAAGTAACCGCCTAACCCGTGCAGCTGCAACACTTAACACAATATCCGTCTTGCGGGAGTAAGTAAGTGACGGGGAATTACCCCGTAAGAATTGGAGACTTACTTATGAAAGACTATCCACTGCTAGCGCAGCTCACCCCGTCAAGCGTCACCGCTCTCATAGAGTGGACGCTGCGGTACGCCCTCGCGCACCCGCAAGAGATCACCGCAGCGGGGTTAGCCCGCGCCCGTCAAGGTGACGCAGCCGATAGGCGAGCTGCTGCACTCTTTACCCGTTACGGGCTAGGGCGGGAATAGCTGCGACACGGTTAAAAAAAATAGCTATTTTATAGCCCGATAGAGTTGCGCTATAGGGTAGAGCGGGTTTACACTAGAGACACGGGCGCAACCCGCGCCCGATACCGATATGAAAGAGAGTAAATATATGACTTATACATCCATTAAGGCGCAGCTAAAGGGCGTCACCGATAAAGAGCTGTCTAAAGAGACTTTACTAAGAGACTATTTTAACGGTGAAGATCGCCCTACGGTTTACACGGTATTACGCAGCATTAGCTCTAGCGGTATGACGCGGCACATATCCCTAAAGGTGGCGCACGGTGGCGATATTTTAGACATCACTTACCTAGCAGCGCAGGCACTAGGCGATAAGGTGCACGATAAGCACGGGCATAACACTCTAAAGGTGAACGGGTGCGGGATGGATATGGGCTTTAGTGTCGTCTATAACCTCTCTAGCGTGCTTTACGCGGGGCAAGATCGCGCAGGGTATAAGCTCGCGCAGCGGTGGCTATAGTGAGCGCGGTATTAGATCGCTGCGATAGCTGCGCGAATATGGCACGCGTTACGGTATCGGGGGCTATTCTGCCCCGATACTTATGCGCTGCGCACGCTGCGCAGCTATGTCTAAGCGCGGGAGATCAAGCGGGCGCGGATAAATTTACCGCGCTAGCTGCTAGCGATAGGGCGGTAGTCTAATGCGCCCGCTTAACCGCAGGGGGCGCAGGGTGCGGGCTATTCTAATAGCTGCGCTAGTGATCGCCATAGTTTACGCGCTTAGCGCGCTCATATGGTGGACGGGGGAGGGTTACTGTATCGGCACGCTTAGCAGCTGCTTAGACTATTAGGGGCGTACTATCTCGCACGGGGCTAACCCGTGCGCGGTAGTCTGCAGCTAGCAGACACTTACCCCGCAGGGTGCGGGGGAGGGTGAGAGAGTGAGAGAGAGCATATGATAGAGATAGAGAGCGAGAGAGATCGTTTATTAGAGCGCCTGAATGACTTAGGCGTAACGGGTGGAGATAGATACTCCTATTATCAGGGCAGAATTGACGCCCTGAATTGGACACTTAATCAACTAATGGAGGGGGCAAGAATATGAGCACAATAGAGGAAACTAAGACTAGCCTTAACTATGTAGAGATAGCGGGCGAGAGCCTGCTAGAGCTATTAGAGGGCGCGAGCACGCACGCGTCTAAGGATAAGGGGCTACGCGCCCTTAACACAGTGCAATTAGAGGGGGCGGGCGGTGATCTAATTGCCCGCGCTACCGATAGGTATCGCCTAATAGAGGGCGCTACGCGCTATTTAGACGGTAGCCTAGAGACTAGCCTTATATCTTTAGAGGATATTAAGCGGGTAATTACACTATTAAAGGCGCATAAGGCGCACCTAGTCAATATCCACCGCGTAGCTGACGCGATTACGGTTAGCGCGCTAGGCGATAGCGTTACCTTTACCCTGATAGACGCTAACTATCCACTTACCGCGCACCTATTCGCACAATTTAATAACCCTAGCCCTAGTGATATCGGGGCTATAGATATCGTATCGTTTAACCCTGCGCTATTCGCTGATTATGCAAAGATCGCGGGTAAAGGTGCACCCGTTACCATTACTTTCATAGCTAAGAATAAGCCTATGCTTATCGGGCTAGGCGGGGATAAAGTAGAGTGGCGTGCGCTGCTTATGCCTATGACTATCCGATAGATAGGGTATAGTCACCTATAGCGGTAGGCTATCTATCCTCTCTTAGTTATCGGTAGCTAGGGGAGGGTGGAGGGTAGATCGCCCTAAGTAAGAGAGAGTGAGAGAGTGATGACGATAGAGAGAGTGCAGCATAGTGGCGCGATAGTGGTATCAGCGCTAGTTGAGTGGGAGGGCGTTAAGTGGCTAGAGAGTGCTACCTATTACGGTTACACAATTAAGGCGGCTAAGGCTAGCTTTAGAGATAGTTGCAAGAGATTAAACTACACAATAGAGAGAGGGTGAGGGTAATGGATAAGATAGAGATATACGCAACACCTTTAGATCAGGTATTAATGGTTCGTGCGCTTTACGAGCTAAAAGACTTAATCAAGGCGCAAGGCGATAACTTTGGGGTGTTACCAGATATTGACAGTTTACTAAAGCAATTTAACGAGATTAAGGCGGTAAAGTAATGAGCACACTATACGTATGCGGTAAGTGTTTAACGCAAGATGAGCAGGAGAGGGCGGTATTTTCTAATACCGCTAGCGATTATGTAAAGGTAAGTAACTGCCCTGACTGTAGAGAGGGCTTAGATACCTTTACCATAAGTGAAGTAGAAGTGTTAAGCCTATTACAGTCGCAAGAGAGCTACTCTAATCAAGTAGAGAGGGAGGGCGCTTACGCGGGTACTACCCTAGACCTAATCAGGGGAATTATGGCGCTAGACCCTGAGAATGATGAAGAATATAACGATTATGCCCTAGTAGATATGATAGAGATCGCTATTAAGTATCACCGTAACCATAAGGATAAGGATTAAGGGGAGAGTAATGATTAACCTATGCGAGATATGCGGTTGCGAGTACCAGTATAAGCACGGTTGCGGGGATACTTGCTTCTGCGAGATATGTCCGGAGTGTGAGAGTAATGCAAGAGAGTGCGGGTGCAACGCCGGCACTATGACCAATAGGAAAGAGGTAGCGTAATGCCTGAGCCACGCGAGGAAGATGACATAGCCCTAGGGCTAGATGAGGAAGAGAGTGAAGATGAAACCTACGATACATTAGATGAGAAATATGGAGATGACTAATGAGTACATATATTTTTTCAGAGCCTAGCAAGGTGCAACTAATGACCCGCGCTTGTGATATATGTGGAGATAAAGCAACACACGAAAGCGCGTTTGACGATAAAGCGGTATGCGGTAACTGTTGGGGGGATAGTAATGAATAAAGAATACTGGGAACGCAAGGCTGACTTATGCCGAAAGATCGGGATAGAGCAGCTAATGGAGGGCGATATCAAGAATGGTACGCGGAACTTAAAGCGTATGGTGAGGGCTATGGAGGAGATCAACCTAATAAACGCCAATGAGGGAGAGGATAAGTCTGCCTCCGATATGTGGGCTAGCCTGATCGCCTCCGGCATAATACTAACGAGAGAAGGAGAGAGTAAATGAGTGAGGAACTAATCTGTACTTGGTGTTTAGATAACACTAAGTCTTGCAAGGCGTGCGACGATAGTTATGAGGGAGAGTAATGGATAAAGTAATCGGAGTAGATGCAGTAATTGTATGGCTAGGAGAGGATGATGAACCTGCAAATCGGTATATATCCTTTGGGGAGTGGGATGAACAGGATGACGAGGACACCTATGGAGTGCCGGACTCAGCTATCTTTTATTACTCAAACCCAAATGAACTGCCTAGTTTATACGAGCAAGATCAGCAACGAGGATGGCATATCAAATCTCATAACGAAAGGATGATAAATGGATAAGTTAGGTAAAGTAATAGCGTTTCACCCAGTGAGATCACCGTTGAGCCTGTTCTATGAAGTGATAGAGCCGGATGGAGAGACTAGGTGGGGAGGAGAGCGAGTCTTTGACGCGATTAGCTGGCTTCATCTTGCCCCGAAGGGGTCTAGACTGCTGGTATCAGGGTGGGAGAGCGACGATATAGACGCTCAACCGGTAGGGCAACCGCTAGATGTAACCGAGATGTATCAACTATTGAAGGGTGACCAGTGAATATATTTATAGGTATGCTGATAGCATTAGCAGTCATATATGCGCTGATAGTGCTGGAGGATAAACTTAATGACGATCAGAAGTAAGCGAGTAAGTGGCAAGCAGGCTATCCACTATCGCAACTACAGACGGGTAAGAGATCGCGCACTATCGCGCCTATCACAAGCCTATCCGGAAACTTACAAGGAATTGTTAGAATTGGAGAAGGTGAGCGATGATACGACTGGTGCGAAATGGGTTGATATTGACGGTACTACTAGCCTTGTTGTGGGCGTTCGCTCCGGCAACAGAGAAGAAGCAGTCATCATTGAAAGTGCCGGTTATATCGCAGAGGGAGAAGGCGACGGCGAGTGAGAAGCGAGAGAATAGAAGGATCGCAAGAGAATATAGTAAAGCTCTCGGATATACGGCGCGAGAAACATCGTGCCTTATCACCCTATGGACCCGTGAAAGCAGGTTTGACCACCTTGCAAGGAACAAGCAGGGATCATCAGCTTACGGAATTGCTCAACTCCTTAGAGAGCGTAGTAGCAGACCTGAACTCCAAGTCTTACACGGTCTTAGATACATTAATCATCGCTATTCAGCAAGCGCGTGTCGCGCTCTCCGACACCACAACCAAAAAGGCTGGTACTGAATGCTCACCGGAGTAAGCCTGTTCGCAGGTGTGGGAGGCTTTGACCTTGCTATGCAACGGCAGGGAGTGAAAGTCGTTGCCTCGGTTGAGATAGATAGCAAATGTAATGAAGTACTAGCGCGTCACTTTCCTGACGCAAAGCAATTTACAGATGTAACTACAGTTAAGGGAGAGGATTTAATAAATGCCGGATTTAATCCAAGCAAAGGTATTATTACAGGAGGATTTCCCTGCCAGGACCTCAGTGTCGCTGGCAAGAGGGC